AAAAATTTTACATTACAACATTGTGGTATTACAGCAAACTCAGATGCAATTTACATTAAGAATCACGGACTAGATACTGGAGAACCGGTAATATTTTCAAACTATGGTCAAGCAAACTCGGGCGGTGCTAACATACCTGTAAATAATGCGATTTATTTTGTAAATAAAGTTGACAATGATTCGTTTACTCTACACAGTAACGAAAACATTGCAACCTTGACCGGACCGTATGCTACTGCTACAGCCAACTTGGCCATCGACTTTTCGGCAATGACTACTATTTCTGGCGGCTTTATGGCAATCCATCCGGGTTTTACAGTTAACACCACAACTTTGGCGGCTACTGGTGGTTCAGGTCAAGCTCGTGATAGATTGATTTGTTTATATCAAAGTGTTCCTGCATACCTACACGAGGGTCAACGAATTATTCTAAAAACAGGAGTAGGCTCTACATGGGCAACCGGTATCGTCAATACTCCAGATACTGTTACTTCGTATCAACCATATTATGTTAGAAACGTATGGACTGGTGCTGACGTTATAGAATTTTCTATCAGTCTAGCGCCAGAAGGAGCTACTGTAGATTTTACAGGTAACTCGACAGTGGGTTCGGGTGGTACTGCCACAACTGGTGGTGGTAGATTTATCTGCTGCGCGATTGATGAAAATCAATTTAGTAATAGTTTTTTCCTACAGAATCATGGAGGAACAGCTACTACGCAACGAGTACCGAATATTTCTGGAAATCCTTCTGGACCTAGTGATGCAGTATCGGGTGTACTCACTCAGGGAACTTTCCCTACAGCCCTAGATTATCCCGGTCCCTTATTTGATCTTATTACTGATGCTACCGGATCTAATTGGCCTAAAGTCAGGGCTTATCTAACTTCTACGAATCAAACGATTCCCGGCTTGACTAATGCCAACCAATATTACATGATTCCAATAAACAACGACGTATTCAAGGTGCAACTTGCCAGTGTATCAGTATTACCTAGCGGAAGTCCAACTGTTCAGATAACTGGAATTACAGTATCCACTAACGCTTGCGGAGCAATTGCATTTGCATCTCCATTTGTACAGAACATTAATGCTAATAAAATTATAGTTCCGGTTCAGCAGCAGGTATTTGTTGATGGTGCAGTTGTAAGATATAGAACCAACGGTGGTATAGAATTAGGCAGTGGATTTGCAGGATATCCCGGTCTCGCTAATAATAATAGTTACATCGTAAGAGGTGTTAACAACAATGTGATAGCAAATGTTCCAGGAACAGTGTCTGCCAAAGTTTCTAGCTCCGGAACTTCAATAACATTAACTGCGGCTACTGGGCTATCAATTGGTGATACTATTAGAATCAACAGAGAATTCCTGTTAATCACAAATATTGTTTCTACTACTCTAACGGTTACCAGAGCAATTAGATCAACTACTGCTGCAGTGATTCTAGTCGGTTCGAGAGTAGAAAAACTTTATGGTAGTTTCCAATTGTTTGAAACAACTCAGGGACGTTCGAGAATTTTAACAGCGGGTGCTGCTGATACCGCGAACGATTGGTGGACTATTACCAATCACAATCTAAAAGCAGGCGAAACTGTATCGATTGCTTCAACAGCGGCAGGTACAATTGCTGCATTCTTCGGATCAACAATCTTTGTAAACGGAACGCAATTGTTATATGCTATTGTCTATAGTGCTAATACATTCGGTCTAGCATTAACTCCAGCATTAGCGTTTGCACAATATCCCGTAGATATCACTGCTGCTGGCACCGCTTGGTCATTTATACATTACTATAATGCAATCCCAATTACTGGATTGTCCAGTGGTAGTACTCAGACATTTGAAGATGTTAGTACCACGGGAACGTTAGATGGTGGTTATACTGCCACTACTATTGGAAACAACACATTTGCCCTTGCAGCAGGAATTCAAGTTCCAAGTAGAGTGTTTTACTTTGAACCAGTTGACACCCTAATAGCAGATAGAGGAGAATTCCAAATCCGCAATCATGGTTTTATTACAGGAACTAAGGTAAGATACAGTCGAGGGGCACTGGCTTTTGCGATCGGTGAAGGTGCTGTTCCGCCGACTGGGAATAACTCATATTCTGTGTTGATTAATAATACAGACTATTTTGTAATCAGAACAGGTCTAGACAGCTTCCGACTGGCAACCACTAAGACCAATGCTTTACAAGGCATCGCAATTAAAGAATATGGTAGTTTAGGTTCTACTGGTGCCCATACATTTACTACCGATCAAATCTACGGTGAAAGTTTAGCTGGCGGCCTAGCAACAATCGTTGCTAGAGACGTAGTAGTTAATGGTAGCTTAAGTACCGTTGTTCAGGCAGCATCTGATAGAATAGTGTTTAATGCCCACGGTTTAACGACTGGAGACCGTGTCGTGTATCGTGTATGGGCCGGAGGAAGACCTATCAACGGGCTAGTTAATGGAAGGCAATATTTCGTTAATAATACTGCAACTACAGCTCCTCGAGGCGGTGCAGCATCGGGACAAGCAGCTAACCAATTCTCCCTACATAATACATGGGTAGGTGCTTACACCAACACTGACTTGGTCGATATGTTTGGTGTTGGTTTTGGTACTGTACATCAATTTAAAGTTTCTAACCCAACGTTACGGGGAACGGTGTTCAAAGGCGAGTGGAACGCGGGCGATATCTACGTCTACGGTGATGTTGTGCTGTATAATAACACGTTCTTTATGAGCACTGTAAATGCTAACGGTAATGAAATTCCTGTCGCTGTGGCTTCAGGGTTAGACAGTCTGAGATGGCAGCGTTGCCCAACGCTACCTAGCTACAATACTAGATTCTTAATCAGCTACAGAGGTGGTAGCACTATTAAAGTTAGCAATCAGATTGTAAAACGAACCATCACATTCAGTGGAACTTCGGCTGCTAACGTAGGTACTGAAGTGCTGACAATTACCAACCATAATTTACAAACTGGCGATGCTGTTAGATACGAAATTGACGCCATTGGCGGAAACCATCAAGGATCCACACCAGCTACTGGTAACTTTAACAATATAGTTAATACTGCCGGCACAACTGCTCTACAGACTCCGATAGGCGGACTAGTAGCTAATAGAATCTATTATGTAAATAGACAAGATGCCAACAATATTACTTTACATAATACCTATCCGGAAGCCATCGAAGGTGGTTCGGCAGGCGGTGTGGCAGCTGTCAATACCGCTATCAACTTAACCGCAGCCAGTAACGGAACCATCCATAGATTTGCTCTGTTAGAAAATGTAGTCTATGATATGACCGTACTTTCAGTAACTAACGATTTTGAAATGATCGTAACAGATCCGTATGATGCTAGACAGATACAATTTAATCCCCAGGATAGCTTTATACCACCTAGTGGTTTGGTTACTCCGGTTGTTAATACCACAACCAGAGAATTTTATCTTCCAAATCACGGATTAGATACCGGTGTTAAGGTAATTTATACATTTGGATTACCAGGCAGCGGCACAGCAATTGGTGCACTGACCGATGGTCAGTCTTATTATGTGATTAAAAAGACTGATGACACTATCATGTTAGCTGCCAACGAAAATGATTGTTTAAGATTAGTGCCAGTGGCTGTTTCTTCAACTGGCACTGGTTTCCAACACTATTTGATTGCAGCAACAGCATTTGGTAATAGTGCTATCAAGTATGATAACGCAGGACAGTTAACCACTAACGTCCCCGGCGGAACATTATTCTATACAGGACAACAAGGTTCAGGTATCAGAAACGGTGTTCTACAGGCATTGCCTATCATTCAAGAAACAGAGCTATATGTGAGACCAGACTGCACTAACGTTCACAGACCATTTGATGGCGGCGTAGAAATAAACGCCTCGACTTCTCCAGGTGCTTCGATTATTCGTCAGACACGCAAGTACTTTCGTTATCAATCTGGTAAAGGTCTACAGTACTCTACAGGTTTAAATTTCAGTCCCAGCATTGACGTGAGTCGTATCACTCATGATGGTACAACATATGCAACCGTTGTTACAAGAAGACCGCATAAACTCAGTGTTGGAAATACTATCAAAATTGAAAATGTAGGATTCTCCGACGAGTACGAAGCAACAAGATGCGAAAGAGATCTTACATATCTGTTCAACGGTGCAGCATTTGATGTAGCATTAGGTACCAACTATAACGCAGTATTTTTAGGTATTGCCGAAGTGAATAGCAAAGAACTATCGCCTCGCGTAGTAAATGCTATAACAAATTCTAGAAATGCAGTGGCACAACTAGCAGGGGTTAGTGCCAGCGCAACAGCCACAACTCGTAGTAATAATTTCTGGAATGAAGTGTTAGATATTATCGCTAACGGTAGATCATCTGCCGATGCCCTTTCTTATCCGAACCCAGGAACTGCGACTGCAAGCCAGATCGCTGCCAAAGAAAGATTAATCAATAATAGAGATTTCTTAGCTCGAGAAGTAGAAAAGTGGGTAGAAGAAACATATCCAAACTATGATCACGATACAGCAAAGTGCGAACGAGATGTCAAATATGCTGTCGATGCACTAGTCTATGATATTATCTATGGCGGCAATAGTGCAACAGTTGATCAAGCAAGATTCTTCTTTTACGGATTTGCTGATGAAAGTTCAACTATCGCCGCTGATCATAGATTACAAACCGTGGCAGCATACGGTCGTTTAAAAATTATCGTTGGCCAGGTATTGGCGGGAACCACGGTTACTAAGTCTGCAGGCAACCTTCTAACTCAAAACACCACTGGTGACAATGCAAATGCTGGCGAAATTACCAAGGCTCAAGATTTAGTACAAGTAACAGCCGATGTAGTTAACTCCACCAGCGAAAAGCAGGCAATTGATCTGTTACCGATCAGAGTTGCTCCAAGTGTATCATGGACAGCAGTTGAGCTCCAGACAGCTAAAACAGCAATCGAAACCAATGCTCAATCAATCATTGCTAACATTGTTCGTGGAAGACCTTACACTACACCAGTTAGCGGGCCCTTCTTCCGTGTGGCACAGATTGTTGACGACTTTACATTCCGTTATGTTACTAATGGAATTCCTTATGATTTAACACCACCCGGATTTCCAAATCTACTGGTTTATGAGTGGAAAGATGCGGTCGTAAGGGCAGGCATGTTTGATGATCAGAATGGATTATTCTACGAATATGATGGTCGAGCACTCTACGCTGTTAGAAGAAGCTCAACTACCCAGTTGGGTGGTAAAGGAAATGTAATTAAAGACAGCAGATTAATCACAGGTGTAGATACTAATTTTACTAAACAGTTAGTAGCAGGTGAACAGATCGTGGTTCGAGGGATGAGTTATAAAGTTATCGCTGTTATTAGTAATACCGAAATCCATATAACTCCAAGATATCGAGGAACTACTAAAACTGGTGTTGTAATAACCAAAACTATCGATCTTAGAACTCCTCAAAAAGACTGGAGTATAGATCCTTGTGACGGAACTGGACCAACCGGTTTCCTACTAGATATCAATCGTATGCAGATGGCATATATTGATTATAGCTGGTATGGTGCTGGTAAAGTTCGTTACGGATTTAAAGGAGCTGACGGTAAAGTTATATACGTACACGAATACATTCATAATAACCGAGAGGTTGAAGCATATATGAGATCTGGTAACTTACCAGCTCGATACGAGATTAGGAATGGTACAGCTCCAACTTATGCACCAAGCTTATATCACTGGGGTGCTTCTGTGATCATGGACGGACAGTTCGAGGACGACAAAGCATACTTGTTTACAGTTGCTTCTGGTTCTGGCGGTAGTGATACTATTAGTATTCCTCAGGCATTGGCTGGTTTACCTGTTCCGATCTTAAGTATTCGTCTAGCACCTAGTGTTGACAGTAGCTTAGTTGGTGCCTTGGGTGATAGAGATGTAATCAATCGCATGCAAATTGCGTTGCAACAGGTCGGTATTGTTGTTCAGAATACTAATAGCAGACCGGCTTCGATCAGACTGATACTTAATGGAGCGCTGGCACAACAGGTGTATTTTAATAATTACGGAGCTCCATCGTTGACACAGATTATCAAGCATACTGGACAGGCCACTGACAGCATTGTTGGAGGAGTTACTGTTTACGAATTCCGTGCAACGAGCTCAACAGCAGGTAATGTAACTGTTCAAGAGCTGGGAGAGCTCATCGAATTAGGTAATTCAATCCTAGGTGGAGATTATGTGTTCCCGAATGGCCCAGATGTTATCACCCTTGCGGTTGTTCCAACAGATACTACAGCAGTTACATCGGTAACTGCTCGATTTACCTGGAAAGAATCACAAGCATAATCCTTACACAAAAACCCCACTACGGTGGGGTTTTTTTTGTGCCTTTAGTTATGGATAAATAATGTAAAGGTAAAAGATTAATATGCCACAACGAGAAATACTTGCTTCGAGATTACGATTATTACCGATACCTCTAAAAACTAGTAGAGAGGGGTTCCGTGGCGAAATCACCTATGATTATGATTCAAAAACTCTGCGATTGTATGATGGAACATTTCGTGGCGGGTTTGAATTACTACGAGCAGATCTTTCTAATCTAGGAGGCGCAAATACTGATGTATTATTGAGATCAGTAACAGCTTCTGGAGGGTTTATAGGTAACCTCGACGTTCTTAATAACCAAAAAATAGAATTTAAAAACTCTAGTAATCAAAATGCAGGAACTCTTAGTTTTGATGGAACCGATTTTATACTACACAGTACATCTAATTCAAATTCTATTAAAATTCAAAATTCAAATAACTCTAGTTTCTTACAAATATCAGAATCTGGATCTGTGGCTATTTCTGCAGACCAGAGGGTGACTGTGGAATCTATATATTTTCAAAATAATCAGATTGGTTCTAGCGATTCAACTGATGTCGAATTCAACAGCAATGTCGAATTTAATTTTAATCAAATTAACAAAGGTAATATATTATCGTTTACTAATAATAATTCACAAATAGGATCGTCGCCAAACAGATTTAATAAATTATGGCTAGGTAGTGGTGGTATTGATATAGAAACAAACGTATTAACAAAAACAGCCAACGGAAAAATAAAAGCATCTGCTGGATACGAAACAGATGTTGCGTTTGATACCAGCGGCGGTATCAATTTACAACAGGCTGGATACAATGGAACCTCGATCACGGGTCAAACAAATTTAAGTATTTCTAACGGAGCCTTTACCAAGGGAGCAGGGCAATTAATCCTTACAACTACAAATGCACTAGATAATGATAGAAGATATGTCCTAGTTCCAGCAGTAAATAATCAGTATGCAATAGGTAATCCGAGTTATAGATTTAAAGCTGGATATATATCGGAATTAGTATTCGATGATGGAACAACTCAAACGACTTCACCAGAAACAAATCCTCTGGTTTCAACTAAATCGTTTACAAATAAAAGAGCAACTGCATATGCAATTGCATTGGGTGGTTAAAGAGATAAAATATGGCAAAACTACAAGTAAAACAGTATAATTTTAAACCGGGTCTTTCTTATCTTAGCAATGCCAGACCCAATGCTTATGATTTAATATTAGCAAATAAAACATTTCTAAAAAAAGAAGTTATAGGATTTCTAAATGAACAGGTTTTAGATTCAACTAAGTGCGCTAGAGACTTAGGCTATTTAATCGATGCTGTTGGATATGATATTACTCTGGGAACCAATTATAATTCATTATTTTTAGGCCTAGCTGAATACAATTCCTTAGAGGTAACTCCTACAGTACTAAGAACCATAGCCAGAGTCAGAGACGAAATTCCAGCACGTGTTATTCTTAATGCCACCGCACTGACAAGATCAAACGCATTTTTTAATGAAGTAATTGATATTGCTCAAAACGGAAGGAATGCTGCCAATCCTGTTTCATTCACTAATCCGTCAAATGCCACTGCTAGCAGAATAGCCGCTAAAGATAGACTAGTAGCAAATAAAGATTTTCTAGCAGCAGAAGTTAATGCATGGGTAGGAGTAACATATCCAAGTCATAATCACGATGTATCGAAATGTACTAGAGACGTAAAGTATGCTATTGATGCTTTGTGCTATGATATTTTATATGGCGGAAATAGTGCAACCTATGATCAGGCTAGATTTTTCTTTTATTTTGATTCTGCAAATAATCCCGGAATTGATCCAACTCATAGACTGCAAACTGTGGCAGCATATGGTCGTTTAAAAACCATAGTATCAGAAGTAGTACGTGGAATATCAGTAACAAAAACAACCACAGGAACTACCCCGAACAATTTAAATCAGTCGATTTCAGGAGCCAACGCCGATGCCGGTGATGCCACCATATTGCAGAATTTGGTACAGATCACAGCTGATGTGGTTGCAGCCACTACAAGGACCGCGGCAGACGCTGTTCTAGCAGGGATTACAAAAACTTTTCCTTCAGTAACCTGGGCTGATGGAGATCTACAGTTAGCAAAAACCGGAATAGATTCTAATAAAAATAATATTATTAACTTTGTAAATGCTTTTGCCAGTTATATTTTTAATACTGAAAAATGCGAACGAGATCTTGGATACGTGCTAGATGCATATCTTTTTGATTTACGTTACGGCGGAAATGAAGAAACTAGAGAAGTAGCAGCAAAATATTGGATCGGCGATGTTCCACAGATTGACGGAAATAGGATTGTAGAGATTGAGGCTCATCTATTTTTAAGAGATTTAATCAATACTAATATTTTAACAAACACGCAGGCCGATACTTATCAAGTTGTAGTAAGTCAGGTTATCGATCTAACAAAAACTGCTGAAAGTTCTAGCACCACAATTATTACTAATCTTGCAGGAATTTTAACTTCTGTGATAGAATTTGGTACCACAGTATTGCCTTTATTAATAACTGGTGTAGGAAGAATAAAATTTCCTAAAAAATACGAACAAAGCCAGATATTGTTAATAACTAATACCACCAAAAACGAAATTATCTACGACTTCAGTGATCCTGGTGCAGGTGGTGTTTGGGAATTTATTCGAGACGAGTCAGATATTTTTCCAAGAATCCTTGAGGCGGCACAGGGATATACTCAGCTGACATTCTTTTATAACACATCAAATCACAGTGAAACTGATTCTATACAGATTTTTGTAGATGTTGCTGAATTAAAAACAAGACCATATGATTTTGGTACTGATGCAATGGAACGTATGCGTATGGCAGCACCACAGGCCATGCTTGATGCTGATTTTGAATATGGACTACAGCCAACTAAATGGCAAACTATAGCTACTTCTAGAGGATATCCATCAACTTACGAAATTCCAGGTAGTGATTTGTTGGTTACAACAGTGTCGACTGATGCATCGACCTCTACAAATAGTATCGGTCCTAGTTTGATTACGGTAACAACAGTAAGTCCGCACTTTCTGTCTGTCGGAATTCCGATTAGTATTAAAGCATTGGCTAGTTCTATAACAGGATTCAGCAGAGCAGAAGGAACATTTTTAGTTAATAGCATTATAAATTCTAACTCTTTTACATATTATTCTAAGTCTAGAGTTGGTAATATCAACGGAGAAGTTTTATCAACAACGTATACTCAACTGCGAGTAGCAGGTTTTTATACCGGTGCAAGTATTGGATCACCAACATTTACGGTGTTCAGCCAAGGTGCTAGCGGCAACAGTACTGTGTCGTTATTATCAGCACAAGGCGAAAATACAATTGCGTTCACCGGAACAGCACCTAGTGTTGGAGACCCAGTGGTGAGCACTACATCTAGATTTTTTGCTACATCGAGCGGTACTTCTATGATTGTAACCGCTGTAAATATTGGCTCTATTGCTGTGGGTCACCGACTAACAGGGGGATCAATTCCCGCAGGAACATTTATCGTTAGTCAACAAACAGGAACCTCTGGAGGTCCGGGTACATATATAACCAGTGTTCCGACATCTTTGCTTGCATCGACACAAGTTACTGGATCTTCCTTTTCATTAGGTACTCAGGTAACTGCTGTAAGAGGATCTGGCGGACCTACAGTTACCGCTTATGCAAATCAAAATGTTGAAGTTGGTGCAACTTCTTTTAATTTAATCGATGCTTCTGGAATTTCTGTAGGACAAGGTATCGATAACGGATCTGGAAGAATACAAGAAATCAGTTCAATCTCTGGAAATACAGTAAGCTTCCTTTCAGCCAGAACAACACGAATTATTGGTTCAAATGCCAGTTATACTAATTTAGCTTCTACATCTATTACCGGAAACGGCACTGGGCTGATAATCAGCCTTAGTAGCAATGGTTCTGATCAATTTAGTACAGTTTCTGTTGACTTCGGTGGAGAAAATTATAGTGTTAACGATACAATTAAAATATTAGGTACAGATTTAGAATACTATACAGATACTAAGTTGTTAGCACATTTTAATGGAACAAATAATGCCACTTCTGGAGATGGTTTTCTTAATATTGCTAATGGTGAGGTTGCCACAGTTTCTGGTAATGCTAGTATTTCATCTGCAGCATCGGTATTTGGCGGTACATCGGTAAGATTCTTTAACACTGTTGTAGGAACTGCTGGTGAAGTATCGAACGATCACATAACATTTGCACCTTCGGGTGATTATAATATATTTGGAAATTTTGTTATAGAGTTTAATTTTATACCAATTACATTATCGTCTACAAGAGATTCTATAATTTTAGATAGAAGGCTAGCGGAACCTGAGTCTTCTATAACTATTGGAGTTGACGACGCAAGCTGTTTATTTGTTTATATAGACGGAGGCAAAGTCATACAAGGAACAACAGTATTAACAGCAACAGATACATACCATATTGCACTTTCGAGATTTAACGGAGAATTAAAACTATGGTTAAACGGCAATCAAGAAGGCTCGACATACAACGACTTTACTAATTATCTTGCTGATAGACCAGTTAGATTGGGTGCAGACTTTGATGGAGAAAACGGTATTCGTGGATATATCGACGAACTTAGAATTAATACCGGAGTTGCTAATATCTACGTCAATCCATTTACTCCGCCAGTTTCTGAATTTGGAGAAGATATTGTTGGCGCATCACCCGCTAATGATGTAACATTTAAAGTAGCTTCGATCGGGCCTAGCGGGGAAGTATTAACTGTTAATCAATTCACTGGAACAGCCCCAGTATCAAATAAATTATTCTTAAGAAATTCTTCCGGGACTCTTCAAACTCCTGTTGGTTCTGGTGCATCGTTTAATCTATCTAGAATTAATGGTGCATATACCGGATTATCGATAGCAACAGCAGGTAATGGATATTTGCCCAACAATCTGATTAAAATTGATCAATCACTATTAGATGGCGCCGGCGACGACTCTCGTAGTGTTATACTTCGGGTTATATCATCTTCTGTTACCGGACAAATACAATCTATATCTTTGGTATCCGGTACTCCTATTTCAACAGGAACTCCTATCGAGATCTTTTCGACATTTGATATTAATGATGCGTTAGTCGCTGATTTACCGGCCACTAGCACTTTTAGCTTTAGTGCAATCGCAAAGATAACAGTAACATTTCCGACAGGTCATGGGTTAATTCCTGGTTCTGGAGTATCTATATCTGTAACCTCAGGAGGAGTAAATCATTCTCTGCTAAATGGTCCTGCATTTATAGAAGAAGTTCCTAACAAGCAATCATTTAGATTTACAGTTAGATCTAGCGGCAATATTGCTACTTCTCCTCCTATTACTGGCGTAGTTTATCCGAGGACGGATGCATTTTTCTTGCATAGACCGTTCGACGGCGGAGTTTTATTAAGTACCGGTTCTCCGAGCCACGGAGCTCAGGCAATTCGTATGAGTAAAAAATATATTCGATATCAATCTGGTAAAGGAGCCATGTATACTACCGGTGCTCTATTTGCCCCTTCGTATGATATTCGATCAATGTCTGCAGATGGTATCGCGGTTAATAGTGTAATAACTGTGGTTGTAGATGATAACGATCACGGATTACAGATTGGATCGGGCATTAGAATCTCGGGTGCTGTTACTGTGGGATATGATGGTGATTATTCTGTAGTGGAACTTGTTGACGAGCGTGTATTCAGAATAAGAGCTAACACGCAATTAGGATCAACAAGTCCAGAAATTGGTTCTAGTTGTCAAATGGCACACATTTCTTGGCACGGTGCGTTTGTTCGAGCAGGTGCGTTCGATGATCAAAATGGAATCTTTTTTGAGTACGATGGTCAAGAGCTAGCGGTAGTGAGAAGATCTGCTACGTTTCAACTTGCCGGAACAGTTTCTATTAATGCAGATTCTAATCTTGTAACAGGTTCAAACACTAGATTCACCGAACAGCTGATAGAGGGAGATCGCGTAGTCATACGGGGAATGACACATGTAATTTCGGACATTATCAATAATAACTCTATGACCGTAAATCCAGACTTCCGAGGTTTTACAAATGTTACAAATGCTAAACTTTGTCTTATAAAAGATTATAGAATACCACAAAGCGAATGGAATCTTGATAAGTGCGACGGCACAGGCCCCAGCGGTTACATTCTTGATGTTACTAAAATGCAGATGATCGGTTTGCAGTATAGCTGGTACGGTGCCGGATTTATTGATTGGATGTTTAGAGGACCAAACGGCGATTATGTATTTGCGCATAGATTAAGAGGAAACAATTTAAACACAGAAGCTTACATGAGAACCGGTAACTTGCCAGTGAGATACGAAGTACTCAACGAAGGAGCAAGATCTCCATTAGTTTCAGAGATTTCATCTACAGCATCATCGATGACAGTAAAGGAAGGAAAATATTTTCCAGAGGCCGGAGTAGTGTATGTTGAGAACGAATTGATATCGTATACTTCTAAATCTGGAAACTCTTTGGGTGGATTAACCCGAGCTGCACCTTATGTAAATTTCTCTGCAGGTTCTCAAAGAACATTCACAGCGGGTCCTGCTGCAACTCATCCTGTAGGTTCCGGAGTGATATTAATTTCAACAACAGCAAGCCCGTTAATCAGCCACTGGGGTAGTGCATATCTAATGGACGGACGATTTGATACTGATCGTGGTTACATTTTTAACTATCAAATTACCAACATTACAGTAACAAACATTAAAACTACTGCATTTGCGATTAGACTAGCACCAAGTGTATCTAATGCGATCACAGGAGACTTGGGGGAAAGAGAGTTGTTAAATCGAGCTCAATTGTTATTGAACTCCCTAGAGGTTGTAGGAGGTACATCCGCATCGATAGACTCTTTTATTATTGAAGGCGTATTAAATCCTTTAAACTATCCGGAGAGTCCTGCTAGTATTACGTGGTTTAGTCTTACATCAACTGCGCAAGGTGGGCAACCATCATTTGCTCAAATTGCCAACGGTTCTAGTATTACATTTGCAGGTTCTGGTAGTCAAGCGGCTAACCCAACACAAAATTTTGCAACTACACCCGCTATTAGATTAAGACAGGCGGTATTTACAAGTTCTACAGTAAATCTTGTGCGATTGGGTTGGGTAGTAAGTTCTACCGCTGGTATTCAACCGGGAACAGTTGTTGAAAGAATCCAGGTAAACACGCCGTCGATAAATCAAACAACTATCACAATCAGTAAAGACGTTACCGCTGGCCCTGGCGTCACTATAACGTTTGCATCGCCACAGTTTGCACAACCGGGAGAACAGGTGTTTGCGTTCGCCGCACCGCAAGGCTCTCGAGAAGTTCTTGATTTAAGTGAATTAAAAGAGCTAACATCTACAGCAATTGGAGGAAGAGGTACGTTTCCTAACGGCCCGGATGTGCTAGCCATTAATATTTATAGCACTGGTTCTACTCCAGTTATAGCTAACTTGATTCTTCGATGGGGTGAAGCGCAAGCCTGATATTAAATAATAGAATTTAGTTGTTGCTTAATTTCTTGCAGTTTCTTTGAATCTGATCTTTGACGATCTAAAGATCTATTAATATCATCAAACATAATATTTTCTATGTTTGTATCCATCTTGTGAACAAGATTTTTGTAGTCTCTTAGCAGAGATTGAAATTTCAATCGTTCGCTGCTATCCGATAACTGATCTATCTTCTTTTGATATCGATCACAATCTATTTTATAGTGTTCTAAATTACTGATTCGTAGGCTCACGATAATCCTTGCTTATAATTAATACTGTATCAATTTTAGCTTTGATTAAAGGATTGGTTATTGTTGATTTTAAACCGGAATGCAATCCTTTAGGCAAATCCCCTAATGAACTCCAGCATAATGTTTTGGACTCTGTAGTTAAAAATTCTTTTTCTGTTAAACATATATAGGTTCCGTATTCGAAGCCCCGGTCTTCTGATAGATATAATTCAATAGGAAGCAATTTTCCACGATTTCCGGTGTATTTTAATATCAGGCGTTGACCATCTTCAAAAATATTATTTGATATTTCAAAAGTCGGAACAGTCCATTTTGAATTCTCGTATATTAATAATATACGATGTGTTTCTAAAGAAATGAATAGTATACCAGCACGTTTCTGCATGCTGTACTTATCTTACAGTATAAAGCGCCAATAGCCAGAACGATACTCACCTTCGAACGATTTTAACCATTGTTCGCCGTCCCAACGATATTGGATTCCAGTTTTTAAATTTTGAGTATACACAGGTAAAGTATTATTTTCAGAATCGGAATCAAATACTATAGTCCAGGTAGAACCATTCCATTCGATAATATCGTTAGCACCAGCCTGAAAATTACCCCAGGCATAAACGCCCGGTACAATAGTTCCGGTATTATAGCTATTATCTTGTTCCCCGTCGTGTGTTCTTCCTGCAGTGGTAATATCATCTAAAATGAGATATCTAGCTCCTGTTGCCGCCTGTCCTGGATTAAATTTATTAGGATCTATAATTGCATCTACAGTAGTTCTATTGGAGATTACGGTATTAGAAGGTTTTTCGTCAATAGTTAATAACAGATAAGTTGAATCAATTTCATTAATTACAAATGTTCCCTGTATTTCGTATCCACTGGGCTGCAGGAATGCAACTTTACTGATACCCGGCCTGTAAGATTCGTATTGAGAAAGTACAGTAAACCAATCTATTCGTTTTCCTTGCTTTTGAGGAACATCGTTTTCTATGGTTTTGACCGCTTCGTTTTGATCTAAAATACTTAGATCGTAATTATTTGTAGTACCATTATTACTCTTAAGAAGAAGAACTCCAAAGTCACCGGAAGTTTTTCGAACAGAAATTGGCGGAATTCCGTTATAAACAAGATTTTGAATATCGTCAACATCCCCGTAATTAGTAAAAATATTCATAATAATATTTTGTACAACACCTAGTCGTTTAATCTTGGCAGGCGGGGTTATATAAATCGGCATTTCGCATTCTAAAGTACAAATATCTATATCAGATTCTGTCCCTTGCGGAATAGTTCTAGAACTAAAATTTACTGATTTCAAATCTACAACACTTAAACTAGTCCAGTCGATATAATTATCTGTGGTTTGTATTTCGAGACTAGGATTAAACAATACCAGTATCTGTTCAACCAATTGTAATTTTTGGTCCGTATTAGAAGTCCATATATCAGTTTTCATACTTAATTTATAAGGAGTTGGCATTAATCGCTCAACAGTATATGATGCTCCTTGATAATCTTTATAATTTATATTACCGTTTTCAGTTTCATCATATGCACGTTCTCTGATATGCATTTTACTAACAAAACTAGCATCTGCTAACCTACTGATATCCAATTCTAATCCACTGATATAACAACTAACCCTAGGTACAGTTAGTAATTTATTTTCTGAATTTTCTTTGATGATACTGGCTACCTGTCTAGATAAATCACCATACATTACAGGAACATGTTTTTCTTCACCGTCGCCGGCCTTATATTTAAAACCAATGAAAATACGCATAAATTGTGTTACATATCTTCTTATTTGGCCATCATAAAAAAAATCCATTAATTATCTGCCTTTGGTTTAAGAGCCTTACTAAGACTCTGTTTTTCTTTGATCTGTTTTCCATCAATCACATTTATAGTATCATTGTTAATAAATGTGGATCTTTGATTATTTCTTACTTCCTTACCTTCAAATCGTTCACCGCTGGATACATCAGTAGCTCCGAGATTACTCATTGTTGCTCGATTAACATCATCTATTTTAACCCAGTATCTTCCATTATATCTAAAGAGTCTATTAGGTTTATAATCTGTTCTGAGATGATATTGACCTTCTTGTGCGTTAAAAGGAAAGGCAATTCCACTGGTAAAAGGAGCTCCATTTGGTGCTTCGGCAACCCCTATTAAATAACCGTCATAGCCTTCTTTTTCGGCAGTTTTAAGTATAAGACTCACATCAATAGAACTGTTCGATGCTCCTATCATTTCCGAGTCGGCTGTTAGTAGCTCTGGTTTTCCATCGTCACCTAATTGCAGTGTATAAAACTTTTTGGTATCATAACCACTATATGGAGCATCTGATTCCGCTTGATCTAAAACTGCTTTGGTAATTTGCATTTCTTTTTCATAGGTGCTCATGATATCTAGCAGCGTCTGATTACTGCTTTCATCAGCAACTCCATCTAATATTTGTTTAAATTCTTGACTATCTACCAAGGGTTTACATTTAGCTCGATAGAGATGTGGATACCAAGTGACAGAAAAACCTTCCGCCGCTCTGGTAACTTCTTCGATAACATAAAATCTTTTTAGTGCAAATTGTAAATCATTTAGTGCATGATCATCTTTTAGATGCGGCAATTCAATAACATCGCCGCTGATTATTTTTCTTCCAATTTTTTCCACAGTGTCGTTTATGTGAAATGTAATAAAAATAGTGTCGTTTTGTAAAAACAGACCAAATTGACTCAGATTAAAATCCAAATCTTGAAGATTATACACTCCTCTTAATACATAAACATCTGGATCGTATTTTCTATCACGATTTTCTAAAAATAAAAGATCTTGTATCTGTGTTTCGGAAGTGGTGTTGTATACCGGAGTTGCTGGAGTATTTTCACCGCCAGATCCAGGCCCGATGTATTTGTGTATTAAAACATCGGTACCGCCAATTTGGAACATTTCCCAAATAGTATTGTCGATGAATTTGTAATCTTTCCCTTTTTCGGGACGATAGAGACTGAGTCTTGGCATAGTATATATTTACCGCTACCGATAAATACTAATATGAGCCAAATTAATCCAGATAAACAATCTGTATACGATTACTGTCGAACTATGCTAGGCGATGGGATGATCGACGTCGAGCTAGACTCTAAGCATTACGAAACTGCCCTAGATAGGGCATTAGCTGTTTTTCGTCAAAGAAGCGATAATTCCGTCGAGGAAAGTGTAGCATTTTTAACCTTAGAAGTAGATAGAAACGAATATATTCTACCCAAAGAAATACAGCAGGTCCGGCAGATTTTTCGTCGAAGCATTGGTTCTAGATCAGGGGGTGGCGGGGGTGGAACGGTATTCGAACCATTCAATCTAGCATATACAAATACCTACCTATTAAGTTCCACTAATATGGGTGGACTAGCTACCTATGAATTGTTTGCTGGTTATCAAGAAATGGTAGGTCGTATGTTCGGAGCATTTATTAATTTTAATTATATACCGCAAAGTAGAAAATTAACTATTATTCAGAGACCAAGGGGCAATGAAGAAGTTATGCTTTGGGTTTATAATACAAGGCCGGATAGTTCTCTTATTAATGATACATACGCAGGACAATGGATCAAAGATTATAGTCTAGCCAACTGTAAAATTATGCTAGGCCAGGCCCGTGAAAAATTTGCCAGTATTGCAGGACCGCAGGGAGGTACAGCACTTAATGGAGCTGCGATCAAAGCTGAGGGGCAGGCGGATTTAGATCGATTGACTGTAGAATTAACAACCCTTGTCTCTGGTGGACAAGGTTATACATTTATTATTGGATAATGAAAGCTTCTGAATTTATATTTGAATCAGACGAAGAATACTATACCGAAACTGCTAAAATGGTTTGGGGTGTAGGCAAACACGATACCCGTGGTGGAAAAGCTAAATTAAAATTTCGCTGTACCACAGGCCCTAGAGCAGGTAGACAAGTCAGTCATCCTAACAAGTGTCATCAACAGCTTGATGTAGCTCAGGCCCAACGGATGAAAACCACCCGGGCCCGAACAAAAGTACAGGCGGCTCGAAGAACTGATAGAACCAAATCTATTAATACAGCTAGCGTTTTGGCTAACAGACTTAATACTGGTAAATCAAAAACACCAAAGCCTTATTATTAAGGTTGATTATTAACTGTCAAATTTGCTATAATGTCTTAAACTGGAGGACATTATGATTATCGGTATTTGCGGATTCATCGGCAGCGGCAAGGACACAGTCGCTGACTACTTGGTAAATTTTCACGAGTTTCGGAGGGAAAGTTTCGCCTCGACTCTTAAAGACGCTGTAAGCGCAGTGTTTGGATGGGACCGGACACTACTGGAGGGTAGAACCAAAGAAGCTCGTGAATGGCGTGAACAGGTAGATCCTTGGTGGGCAGAACGATTAGACATGCCTACGCTGACTCCTAGATGGGTCCTGCAATACTGGGGCACAGAAGTTTGCCGAAAAGCCTTCCACGACGATATTTGGATTGCTAGCTTAGAAAATAAACTACGCAACTCTAAAGATCATGTAGTAATTTCCGATTGCCGTTTTCCTAATGAAATTTCTAGTATCAAAAATGCTGGTGGTAAGATTATTTGGATCAAACGTGGGGAACTACCCGAATGGTATAATACAGCACTAAAAGCCAATCAAGGGTCCAACATCGATATTAATGAACTTAAAATGAAAAAAATTCATGTTAGCGAAACGTCATGGGTCGGTACAGAATTTGATTACATTTTAAATAATAACGGAACAATAGATCATCTCTATTCACAAATTAAAAATCTGGTGTTAGGTCACCCTGTTTCCATCGAACACCCTCTTTCTGTAAAAGTCTCTGACAGTTTGCGCATACTGACTTGAGATTCATAGGTTTACAGTTATTAAGATCACCATCGATGTGATAAACGTCAAATTGTTCTAGATGTTTACTGGCAAAACCGCATTTGTCGCATTTTAGTTTTTTACGATATCCTGATCTATACCACCTAGGAATAGAATTTTCGTTACCATAAAGACAAGATTCGCATCTGCTACGATAATAGGTCTTTCCGTTTTTGTGATAATTGACTGCCGAGGGTCTTAAACCACACTTACATAAGGGTCTCATAAAAATATTTACCCTTTTTGGCCCCTTTATCGTGGGGATAAAGCAACCATTTTTTTCAAACTAACGATAAATATCTTGAGTACATCAATACCGGGAGATTTATCAGATGGCAAAACTTAATTCACCAGGCGTAGAAGTTACCGTAATAGACGAGAGCTTTTATACGCCAGCAGAGCCAGGTACAGTTCCACTAATTGTAGTGGCAACCGGACAGAATAAAATTAATGGTGCAGGTAGCGGAACAGCCGCTGCTACTACCAAAGCAAATGCGTTAAAAGCATTTAAAATAACCAGTCAGCGTGATCTGGTAGAAAATTTCGGAGTTCCGTTTTTTGAAAAGACAGTGAGTGGAACTCCTATACACGGTTCAGAAAGAAATGAATTTGGCCTATTGGCTGCATATAGCTTGCTAGGGGTAAGCAATGCAGCATTCATTGTTAGGGCAGATATTGATCTCAATGAGCTAACAGGCACAGCAACAGCCCCGGGAGCGAATCCAGACAACGGAGACTGGTGGTTAGATACCAGGAATACTGCTTGGGGAATTTTTGAGTGGAATGGCAACGCAGCCTCAACAACAGGCGGTCAAAAATTCGCAACAAAAACACCTATCGTACTAACAGCCGACGACGCTACTAAAGTAGAAAATAACGCCACATATGGTAGAGCTCCTAAATCGAGTGTCGGATCTGTAGGTGATTATGCAGTTGTAATCGAAACGCCGTCAGAATACAATGCAACCAAAGAGCCAGCAAGAATTTTTTATAAAAGAGATACAGTCCTTTTAGGCGGCGAGGCTTGGGTTCTTCTGGGATCTAACGAATGGACAGCCAGTCACCCTACTGTAAAGGGAACAGTTACAAGTCCAAACGTTCCAGTAAATACATCATTTATAATCAACGGAACTGTTGTTGTTTCGACAGGAACGACAGCGGCAGCTTTAGTACAAGATATCAACAGCTACGGTATAAATGGGGTAACTGCCGCTAGAGTGTCTGACAGAGTATACATTTTTTCCGACGGAACTAATGATGATATAGGAGATTCTGCGTTATCAAATGCTATCGTTATATCAAATGGTGGCCCGGCCCCTGGCAATATACTAACAGCTATCGGAATCCAACCAGGAACATATTATGGACCTCAGTTACAGATGAGTCCTCATACCCAGGTTCCTGAATTTAGATCAACTGATACATATGCTCGCCCAAGCGGAAGTGTGTGGGTCAAAACTACCGAACCAAATATCGGTGCAAGGTGGAGATTAAAACAGTGGAGCTCGGCAACTAATCTATGGACCAATATTAATGCTCCGCTATATGCAACACCGCATGCTGCCATTTATTTTTTAGATAGAACTGGTGGAGGTCTTAATATACCTAGAAACTCTGCATTCGTTCAATACAATTTTTCCGAAGATTTCGGATACGATAGCACTCCACAGACCGCTACTTTTAGAATCTGGAGACGCAAGCAAGCCGGAGTTACATCGATAACCTCTGTTCCGATCATAGCTAACACTTTTACTGCAGGAACTAATACATTTGTCATTAGAGAAATGGTGAAAGGACAATTGGCTCTTGATAGCGGTAAAACTGTATCTTTTAATGCTGCAGGAACAGTTGTTGATGCTGACAGATTAGCGACCGCTATTAATTCTTTGGGATTAACACAGGTAGAAGCCAGCGTAACTGCCGCAAATGAAATTGTGATCATCCATAAGACAGGCGGTGATATTAGATTTAATGACGGAACTAATGTTCCATTAAGTAAAATCTTTACAGCATTTAATTTAGGATCGCTAACAGGTACAGCTAATCTATATACCATGCCTGCCGGTGACGGAGGAACATTCCTTGCATCAAATTGGATTCCATTAACATCAAAAGATACTGATTTCATTGCTAAAGGAACATCGCCACAAAACGAACCAGCTGACAATCAACTATGGTTCAATCCATCTTTCGGCGATGTGGACATCATGGTACACAACGGAACCACGTGGAAAGGATACAGAAATGTATTTGCCTCTACCGATCCTGCCGGTCCTATTGTTTCTGCTTCTAGACCAACCACACAGAGTGACGGTACAGCGTTAGTTGCCAACGATTTGTGGATCAGCACAGCTGATGCTGAAAATTATCCACAAATTTATCGTTGGGATATCAATGCTCTAGCATGGCAGTTAGTTGATAAAACTGATCAAGATTCAGAAGACGGAGTAGTATTTGGTGATGCTCGTTATGGAACTAGCGGAGCGACCGGTAATACAGCCGCATCAATCGTAGATCTTCTAACTAGCGATTATCTAGATACAGATGCTCCAGATCCAGCATTGTCACCGAGGGGAATTCTCTTGTTTAACACAAGACGCAGCGGAGGAAATGTAAAACGTTATAGAAATAATTATATCGATCTTACCAAGGATAATGAAAGATTCAATGGGGAATCTATGTCTGGTTACGCAACAGATCGTTGGGTTACAGCCAGTGGTAATCAGGAAGACGGTTCGGGAACATTCGGAAGGAAGGCACAACGGCAGGTAGTTGTGCAGGCTCTTAAGGCCACAGTCGATACCAGTCAGGAGATTCGAGACGAAGAACGTAGAAACTTTAATTTAATTGCTGCGCCTGGTTATCCAGAATTATACAGCAATTTAGTTAACCTGAATCTTGACAGAGGTGTCACTTCGTTTGTTATCACTGATAGTCCGCTAAGATTAAAAGCAGATGCAACAACATTAACAAACTGGGGGACTAATGCCAACGGAGCTGTCGATAACGGAGAAAAAGGCATTGTTACTTACGATGATTATTCGGCAGTATTTTATCCCAACGGATTCACCACAGATTTGAGTGGAACCAACGCAGTTGTTCCAGCAAGCCATATGATGCTGAGAACCATTGCATTGAGCGATCAAGCAAGTTATCCGTGGTTCGCACCGGCAGGTACACGTCGTGGAGGTATTACCAATGCAACTGCGGTTGGATATATCGATGCTGCCAGCGGCGAATTCCAGCAAGTTGCATTAAACGAGGGGCAAAGAGATACACTGTATGATATTAAAGTAAATCCTATCGCATTTTTCAACGGCGTCGGGCATGTTAATTACGGTCAAAAAACTCGTTCAAAAAATGCTTCTGCACTCGATAGAATCAATGTGGCAAGACTAGTAGTGTATCTACGTAGTCAATTAAGTAAGTTAGCTCGTCCGTTTGTATTTGAACCTAATGACAAAATCACTAGAGATGAAATCAAACAAGCTTGCGATAGCCTATTATTAGAACTAGTAGGTTTACGAGCCATTTATGACTTTGCTGTTGTGTGTGATGAAACTAATAATACACCTAGCAGAATTGACAGAAATGAGCTCTATGTAGATATTGCAATTGAACCAGTGAAGGCCATTGAGTTTATCTACATTCCATTACGTATCAAGAATACAGGGGAGATTTAATAAATGGCAATTACTTCATTAAACAAATATACAGTACCTTTAGCTAGTAATCAATCTAGCGCAACACAGGGTCTGTTAATGCCCAAACTTAAGTATCGCTTTAGAGTAATACTTCAGGGTTTTGGTGCAGCTGGTTCTATTTCAACTGAGTTGACCAAACAGGTTGCCGATGTTACAAGACCTAAAGTTAGTTTTGAAGAAATGGAGATTCCGGTATATAATTCCAAAGTTTATCTAGCTGGAAAATATACATGGGAAACTATGACTTTAAATCTACGCGACGATGCTAGCGGAAATGTACAACGACTCGTCGGCGAGCAGATACAGAAACAGTTCGACTTTATGGAACAGGCTGCTGCACGTTCTGGTATTGATTACAAATTTACAACCAAAATCGAAATCCTCGATGGCGGTAATGGGGCGCAGACTCCAAGTATTTTAGAAACATTCGAAGTATATGGTTGTTTCGTTCAAAATGCTGATTACGGAGAAATGAACTACGGTACTAATGAACCCGCAACGGTGGCCCTAACAATCCGTTTTGATAATGCAATCCAATACAAGGGAGGCCAAATTGACGGTATTGGTCGTGCAATTGGTCAACGAGTTGCTGCAGGAGCAGGCAGTACCGGCGGTGGAGCCGCTACGATCGGCTAATTTTAGTAATTATAAAAAGCCCAGGAAATTCCTGGGCTTTTTTTATCGGTAAATAAACGTATGGCAAATAAATTTACTAGATTTCTAAGCGGTGTTGTAAACGGTGCCCTTAACCCCAAAGGTAACATGGCTAATTGGAGGCATGCTACTCGATTGTTTGTTGATAATAATTACGCATTATCTCCAAGAACAAAATTTTTATTTTTTGTAAAATTTGACATCAATCCGGAAGCTGCAGGTGCCACTGCTTGGAAGACAAGACATGGCGAAGAAGTTGGAATGCTGGTCAAATCGGCTGATTTACCTAAATTTAATTTTGATCAAGTAGTTAAAAATCAGTATAATAGGAAAAAAATTATTTATAAACAAATTAATTACGATCCTGTTAATATTACATTGCACGATGATAATACCGGAATAGTCAATGCTCTATGGGCATTATACTACGGAACTTATGTTCAAGATAGACTACTTCCTAATGCTGCGTGGTCTGCAAATCATTATAGACCCTCATCGCAGCAAATGACTAACTATCGATACGGTTTAGATAATGATGTTCTAGATCCATTTTTTAATAAAATACATATCTATACGATGAGTCGTAGAAGATATAACGGATATACATTAATTAATCCCAGAATTCAATCGTGGCAACACGGAAATATGGCATATGCAGAAGGCGGGACTGCAGAAAGTCAAATGACATTAACCTATGAAGCTGTTCAATATTCGTCGGGAAGGGTTTATAGGGGATCCCCTAACGGATTTGGAAATTTACATTACGATTTAGTTCCTAGTCCTCTAAGTGTTGCCGGCGGAGGGACAGCTTCTTTACTAGGTGACGGGGGAGTTTTGGCAGGTATCGAAGAGATATTTGGCGATGTAGCATCGGGAAATATTTTTAAATCAGGTGGCGGTTTTTTAAATACAGCAATCACAGCAATTAACACCGCACAAAATTTAAAAAATCTTACTAAAGAAGGACTTAAGGGGGAATTTCTCAATGTAATTTCGAGTCCTGCAGGCATAGACAGCATTGTAAACACCGTTGGGGGTGTAGTAGGAACGATTTTTCCCGGCAATAGCCAAGTTACATCGGGAGGGGGCCCTTCTAATGCTACTTCTAGACCCATAATACCCGATGCGTCAGGAGGAACGTTAGTATGAGCACTAACTTACCTCCAAGAGAGTACAATGACAGTGCTCAAGCAACAAAGTTATTTTTTGATAGCTATGGACGAGCACCTTTAGAATTTAATACCAATGAAGTAGGTGCTGCTATTGCTTTTTTTGAATCAAAAGGTTTTGATACTGATGCAGCAGCATTAACAGCAGCGGTTCTGTTGAAACAAGCGAAAATAGACAGCATATCTGTGTTTATTCTTTTAGATAATTTATCAGGATTAAACTCAGTTCAATTAAGCTCTATAGTTGCAGAAATACTTAACAACAATAGACCGGCTACTTCGACTTTAGGTTTTAGAGCTATTAATGTTAAAAACGAATTCGTTAATAGAAACATAGTACCATAATGTCTAGATTTGCCCAAGGAATATTTGAAATGAAAAATCCCGACAAATATGTCGGGAAAAAAAGACCTTTAGCAAGAAGCAGTTGGGAATTTATTTTCATGAAGATGTTAGATGAGCATCCCAGCATAGAAAATTGGGCTAGCGAAAGTGTACAAATACCTTATAGGGATCCATTGACTGGAAAATACACAATTTATGTTCCAGATTTCTTTATTGTATATGCAGATAAGAATGGAAAAAAACATGCAGAAGTTGTAGAAGTTAAACCTAGCAATCATACTTTAAGAGAAAGAGTAGGTAAAAGTCTTTATAATCAAGAACAGTATATTAAAAATTTAGCTAAATGGGAAGCCGCCATGGCATGGTGTAAACAACAGGGTATCAAATTTAGGGTTATAAATGAAGATGATATTTTCCATCAAGGCAAAAAAAGAAGATAAGTATTGCTATGACTAAAAAATTAGAAGAGTTATTTAATTTAGAAAATTCAAAATCTTCAAATCTGCCCAAAGCAATCAATAAAGAAATCATCGAAAAAGCAGAAGAAGTAAAAACATTAGAAGATAGTCTTACACAAATTTCTAATATAACCAAAGATCTTCCTAGAATAAAAGAATTAGATCAATTAGAAGACACTGATTTAGATAATCTAGCTAAAAAAGCAGAAGAAGCTTATGATGATTTAATGGATTTGGGTATGAACGTAGAAGTTCGCTACGCTGGTCGTATTTTTGAAGTAGCGGGCACTATGATGAAAAATGCTATAGATGCTAAAGCGGCCAAAATTGATAAGAAATTAAAGTCCATAGATCTACAATTAAAGAAATACAAGATTGATAAAGACGCTGGCGAAGATCCAAATGATATTATAAATGGTCAGGGATATGTTATCACCGATCGAAACGAACTGCTTAAGAAATTGGGCCAAAAGGAATAAATACTAATATGAAAACTTTTAAAGAATATCTAACGGAAAGCCAAAAAGTTTGGTCATTCAGGATCAAGGTAGCTGGCGATTTACCAGAAAACTTTCAGCCGACTGTTAGAGAAAAATTACAAAAATTCGGTGTTTCGAGATTTGAAAAAACTAAACAAACACCAATTCAAAAAACAGCTATCGATTTTCCTCAACTTGAAAACGTAGAAGTTTCTGTTTTTGAATTAGAAACTGCTTATCCTGTGACTCCTCCAGAAATTTCTAACATTGTAAAATCTTGCAATTTGATCAAAGAAGAATATTTATTGGTTAGATACACCACAGAGGAACTCGATTATGTAGATTTTGAAGAACCCAAGGATCCACTTCTAACCGATTCGAGCTATAGTGAAGTTACTAAAATCAAACACAAAGACTATTTTGGAGATGATTTTAATAAAGGATTTTTAAAAGAACTAGAAAAAACTGCTAAGGCACGTAAAAAAGAGTTGAAACATGATAAAGCCAATCCAGATGTACTGACTTCGGCTCCCAAAGTAAAAGCAGATAAAGCAGGTTTCAAAAGCGCCATAGGGAGTTAAATAAATGAATTTCCAAGAATTATATAAAAAGATCGCAGATTTAGATAAACCAGTCAGTGAAGAATGCGGAATGTCTCCCGATATGTCTCAGGAGCCCCCGACAGCTCCTCCAAGTGTAAGCATTAATATGAATGCACAAGGGATGGATAACATCGAAAGTTTATTAAAATTAGTATCCAAAGTAAATCCGGATATGCCAGAACCATCAATGACTGATCCAATTATCAAAATCGGAAGGCTCGATCAAGACAATATGAATCCTGTAAAACCTGGATTTGAAAATTCACCAAATGAACAGTATGCCGACATTGACGATGTAACAGTTAACGCAGGCGGAGGAATGAACGGTCCAAAACACCCCAAGGACATTCGTATAAAAGATCCGAGTCCTTATGAAAACGAAGCGTATGAAAACGAACCAAATGAAAAGTATGATGATCATTTAAAAATCATTAAACATCTATCGGGCGGAATGAACAGAGAAAAGGCTATGATAAAAAGAAGTTATAAACAGGGTGATAATCCGATGGCTATGCCTGAAGGGGAAGACCTTGTTTCGTCAATAAAGGCAGAATTAAGATCTAAGTTAAAAGAATATAAAGAACGATAAAATACTATCATTCCAAATAGGCTCTTCGGAGCCTATTTTTTTCAGTAAATAACAGTATGGGAAAAAGTCTAGACGGTAATTTAATTAAAAAAGCACATCTTCCTCAAAAATACACCCTTGAGGAAGTTAAACATCTTGAGGCCTGTTTAGATCCTGTAACAGGGCCATTATATTTTTGTAAAAATTTCTTAAAGATACAACATCCTATTCGAGGTGCCATTCCTTTTGATCCGTATGAATATCAGGAAAGATTGATACAGGCCTATCACGAAAACAAACAATGTATTGCCATGTTACCTCGACAAATGGGCAAGACTACCTGTGCTACAGGTTATTTACTGTGGTACACAATGTTCGTACCAGAAGCACAGGTACTAATCGCTGCTCACAAATATGAAGGTGCGCAAGATATCATGAATAGATATCGATTTGGTTATGAAAATTTGCCAGACTTTATACGTGCTGGAGTCTACACCTATAATAGAAATTCTATAGAATACGACAATGGCAGTCGAATACAAGCAACTACTACGACAGAAAATACAGGGCGTGGTAAATCTCTTTCTTTAATTTATTGTGATGAGTTCGCATTCGTTCAACCCCCAGAAAAGGCCAAAGAATTCTGGACTGCATTATCTCCGACATTGTCTACAGGCGGTAAATGTATTATTACATCGACACCAAATTCAGACGAAGATCAGTTTGCATTAATTTGGACAGAAGCTAATAAACGATTTGATGAATTCGGCAATGAACAAAAACTAGGTACTAACGGTTTCTTTTCATATTTTGCTCATTGGAATGAACATCCCGATAGAGACGAAGAATGGGCAAAGGTAGAACGTGCCAAGATCGGCGAAGAACGTTTCCGTAGAGAATTTGATTGTGAATTCTTAATCTTTGATGAAACATTAATTAATTCAGTACGTCTTGCTGAATTACAAGGTATAAATCCTGTGATGTCTATGGGGCAAACCCGTTGGTACAAAGAAATAAATCCCCAAGCGACTTACTTAGTTGCACTAGATCCTAGTCTAGGTACAGGCGGAGACTACGGTGCCATACAGGTATTCGAGTTGCCCACAATGGAACAGGTTGCAGAATGGCATCACAATATAACTCCTATCCAGCAACAGGTGAAACATCTTCGAGAAATCTGCAAGTACATACAGGATAGAGGTGAAGAGCTTGGCGGAGTCCCCCAGATTTATTACAGTGTCGAAAATAATACTCTAGGTGAAGCTGCTTTAATAACTATCAGAGACATTGGGGAAGAAAACTTTCCAGGTTTATTTTTAAGTGAACCTATAAGGAAAGGGCATGTTCGCAAATTCCGTAAAGGGTTTAACACGACTCATAAAACCAAAATTACTGCTTGTTCTAAACTAAAGCAGTTGATCGAAACACAGCAGATGAAATTGCATTCGAAGCCCCTAATATCAGAATTAAAAACTTTTGTAGCACATGGAGTAGGATTTGGTGCTAAAACTGGAGAGCATGACGATTTAGTGTCGTCTACGTTGTTAGTTATACGCATGGCGAATGTTCTCAGTGATTGGGACCCTAAAATCTACGAAAAAATGACGGAAAAACTGTCCGAAGAACAGATGCCCATGCCTATTTTTATAAGTACAGGCATCTTTTAAAAGATAAATTAAACTAAATATATTATGGACCCAATAAAAAGTATCAGTACAGATTTGTTCTATAAAATTAGAAGTCGCTTCACAGGATTAAAGTTAGGTGAAAGTATGGGTGCGATCACTATTAATCCGGAAGATGCGGTGTTTTTTGATTTTGATTACAAAATAGATGAACAGATTTTAGGACACGTTAGTATCAGCCTTGCGGAACCGAGATCGATGAAGGTTTATTTTAGCAATGGAATTACTGAAAGCATGACCGGTTCTCAAAAAACACAATGGTATAATTTTTTAAAAGAATTAAGGTTATTTGCTAAGAAAAGATTATTACACTTTGATACACGAGATGTAGCAAAAGATAATTTAGATCAAAGAGATTTTAAATTTTTAAGTCAATATAATGCGTCAAGCCCCGTCGGAGAAAGTATTATGAGTGAAAGCAACCTTTATGGTTCAAGAACTATTAGCTATCAAAAACTAATGGATACCAAATTAATTATTAAACATAGCAAACCTATCCAAGATGAACAAATTGGTTCGCGAGCAAGAAATATTTCTGCGCTATTTGTCGAAAATCAAGACGGGGAAAGATTCAAATACCCATTTATTCATCTAGCTGGTGCTCGTGCAATGCAACGTCACGTAGCCAACGGCGGTCTTCCTTATGATGATTTAGGAAAACATATCGTCAGTATGAGTGAGCAAATTGCTCAGTTAAAGGGTTTTGGAAATTATGTTGTTAGAAATGATTTGTTGAATTCTGATACGAATTCAATCTATGAGAGAAGTTCAGAGGCATTAAATCGATTAAGAGAAGAAATTTCAAAATTATCAAAACAAGCACATTACGAACAATTTAAAAATTCTTTCCAATTACAAGATCATTTAGAAGTTCCAGAGGATGTAGTAGAAGACTTTACAGAAAAATTTACTGTCAAAAACTTTAAAGAGGACATTAAGTCTGTTTTCCCAATTTTGTACAGACTTATGAAGGAAGAGTCCCAGGTAGGCTACGACGACATAGTCGAAATGACAGGTCAAGAAGAAATAGAAATCGATGAAAGTGATAATGATCATATTTTTGATCCGTTCGTGAAATTTGAAAACTGGGTTTACTCTTTAGGTGAATCTAGTGCGATTGCCAGCGAGGATGAAGAAGAAAGATCTCTAGCTATACAGAAATTAAATGAACTAACACAAGAACATTTTCCAGCAGGAGTCGGCGGAACCAATGCTATCGAAAGTTTAAAAGGTATTATTGAAGATCCCGAATTAGATAAGGCAATTAAACAGGTCGCAGAACAAGACCCGGACACATGTGTTCGGGGTCTTGTTAAAAATTGGTTAGAAGAAAACGCACCAGATGTATTGGATCAAATTGATTTTGGCGATTTCGTAGAGGATGAAGAAGATATTGAAGACCCGATGCAATATGCCAACGATTCAGCAGATGCAGATGCAATTGCCTACGGGCAGAAAGAAGAAATTGCTTCTGAAGCAAGCGCACCCGGCGACTATGAATTAGAAGTAGAAACAAAAATTTATTTTGATAGAGATGAAAGCGGCAAGGCATCAGTTTCAAAAGTCATGATGGGAAACATTGATATCAAAGAACTAGTTGATATAGACGAAATCACACAAACTATCGAAGATGGGGAAGAGAGTCCCTTAGACGGTCTCGAATATATAATGGTTGACGCCGATTATGATGTTCATGGAAGTTATCGTCCGGCTACATGGGGATATCATGGCGGAGATCCCCCGGAGTATCCAGAAGTCGAAATTACAGATATTACAGCCTACGGAAACGGAAACAGTCTAAATCTCGAGTTTAACGATCTAAGTGCAGCTAATCAGAAATACCTACAAGATCGAGTTGAGGAAAAAGCAGCCGACAGCGGTTATGGTGCCAATGATTATGACGACTACGACGATCGTCGAGATATGTATGATGATGCACACCAACCAGAACTTCAAGAGAAAAAATCAGGCATGCAAGAATTAGCTGAATTTATTTTCAGCTTCTATGACAAAGAATCTAAAACATTCCCTAAAGGACCAGAAGGCGTTTGCACAATGGTAGGTAAGAAGTTTGGTGAACAGGCAGAACATATGGCAAGAAAACTAGTTGAAAAATTAGCACCTCAGCAAACTTATGAAGTTCAAGAAGATCCGATAGAGGATCAATCAGATCAAAATGATGAACTGACTAGAATTAGGAAATTATCAGGCATATCGCAAGGTCTAGGCATTTAATTACAATTGTTCGTAGCAGTTAGATTGGGCACTTAGGTGCCCTTTCTTTTGGTAATCTTGTTCCTTTTTTCGTTGTTATTTTATTGACATTGATAAATAAAATGCGCATAATTACATTATGCGAAAGGCATACATTTTAAGGCAAATTATAGGAGGCAAATTAAAATGGCTACATTAGCAGAAATCCGTGCAAAACTTCAAGAAGCACAAAACAAGTCTACAGGAAACTCCACCGGCGGTGGCGACAACGCAATTTATCCACATTGGAACATGCAAGAAGGCAAAGAAGCTGTCGTTCGTTTCTTACCTGATGAAAATCCTAACAACACATTCTTTTGGGTAGAGAGAGCAATGATTAAGCTCGAATTTGCCGGAATCAAAGGAGAGACTGATTCACGCAAAGTTCAGGTACAGGTTCCCTGCGTAGAAATGTACAATGATGGTTCTACATGTCCTATTCTAAGCGAAGTTCGTGGTTGGTTCAAAGACAAGAGTCTTGAAGAAAAAGGCCGCCAATATTGGAAAAAACGTTCATACATTTTCCAAGGATTCGTCGTTGATGATCCTATACGTGAAGAATCTACTCCGGAAAATCCCATCCGTCGATTTATCATCGGTCCTCAAATCTATCAGATTATTCGTTCAGCATTAATGGACGCAGAACTAGAAGAACTGCCAACAGATTATCTAAGAGGTTTAGATTTCCGTATCGCTAAAACCAGCAAAGGCGGTTTCGCTGACTACTCTACTTCCAAGTGGAGCCGTCGTGAACGTTCATTATCTGATGTCGAAAAGACAGCTATTGATCAATACGGACTGTTTGATCTTAAGAGCTTCTTGCCTAAAAAGCCCGGTGATGTTGAACTTAAAGTAATTCACGAAATGTTTGAATCATCGGTTAACGGCGAAGCTTATGATCCGGATCGTTGGAGTCAATATTATAAACCTGCCGGTATTGGAAGCCAAACTGGCGATCCATTAAAGCCAGCTTCTCGTCAAACAGTTGACGAAGATGAAGTCGAACCGGTGGCCCCTGTTAGGGGAGTCAATCTAGCAGATGCAGGTACATCATCTGGATCTAGCGAATCGGCAAGTCGTGCGCAAGACATTCTTGCCAAGATCCGAGCTCGCCAGAAGTAATAAAGATAAAGTACAGAGTGCGAGATTATCTCGCACTCTCTTTCGACATCACAGGATAATAATAATGGCAAAAGCTTTTGATATTTCTAAATTTAGAAAGTCGATTACTAAGAATATTGAAGGTCTTAGCATCGGCTTTAATGATCCAACAGATTGGATCTCTACAGGCAATTACGCCTTAAACTATTTGATCAGTGGAGACTTCCATAAAGGAGTTCCACTAGGTAAAGTTACAGTATTTGCAGGTGAATCAGGTGCGGGAAAAAGTTATATTTGTTCAGGTAATCTAATTCGCCATGCACAACAGGAAGGTATTTTTCCTATACTCATTGACAGCGAAAATGCACTTGACGAAGATTGGCTCAAAGCACTAGGTGTTGATACTAGCGAAGATAAACTTCTTAAACTTAATATGGCAATGATTGATGATGTTGCCAAAACAATTAATGAGTTTATGACAGAATATAAAGCGATGCCAGAAGAAAATAAACCTAAAGTATTATTCGTAATTGATTCACTGGGTATGTTGTTGACACCCACCGATGTCAATCAATTTGAGGCAGGTGATCTTAAAGGTGATATGGGTCGTAAACCTAAGGCGCTGACAGCGTTAGTTCGTAACTGTGTTAATATGTTCGGTTCAGCCAATGTTGGTTTAGTTGCTACTAATCATACCTATGCTTCACAAGACATGTTTGATCCAGATGATAAGATTTCGGGTGGACAGGGTTTTATCTATGCAAGTAGTATTGTTGTTGCTATGCGTAAACTAAAATTAAAAGAAGACGATGATGGCAACAAGATTACTGAAGTGCGTGGTATTCGTGCTGCCTGTAAGGTAATGAAAACACGTTATGCAAAACCGTTTGAAAGTGTACAAGTAAAAATTCCTTATGAAACAGGTATGAATCCATATAGTGGACTGGTAGATCTGTTTGAAGCTAAAGAGATGCTCAAGAAAGAAGGAAATAGTCTTGTATATGTAACTAAGGACGGAGAAATCATCAAGCAATTCCGCAAAGCCTGGGAAAGAAATGAAAATACCGGTCTTGATCGAATGATGGAAGACACTTCAAAACACAGTGAAAAATCCGCTTCGGAGATAATTAATAATGTTGAAACCGAAACGGAGAGCGTCGAATGAAAGAAGATTTAATTGCCGATATCTGGAATACTGTCATTGAACATATTCCAGAAAAATCTAGGAATGATGTAGCTAGCGATTTTGTTAATACTCTACTGGATCATGGTGTCAAAGATAGTACTATCGAATCTTTATTAGGTGTTGATCCATATCTTGATCAAGCAATCGAATATGTCATCGATGGTGAAGAAATTGATAACGATGATGATGAAGAATTTTACGAAGACGAGGAATAAGTGAATTGGTACGATCGAGTTTCTAAAGATATTAGTACTATTCCAGATGCCGTAATATTTTATGAGGCTGAATTATTAGAAGCTAAAAAAGATGCTCGAATAGCAGGAAATATTGAACGAGCATCGGCAGCTATGCCTGGTATTGTGGAAACTCGATTTAACCAACTCCAAGAGATTGAGGCCATCTTAGAATATCTTAACATAGAACTAAGGCGTCTTCGCAGTCAACATTTTCGTAAGTACCTTGAAAATTATCAACGCAGTCTGTCCTCACGTGACTGTGAAAAGTTTGTTGAGGGCGAGGCCGATGTTGTAGATTTTGAAAAAATCATCAACGAATTTGCTCTGTTAAGAAATAAATGGCTAGGTATCATCAAAGCACTGGACCAAAAACAATGGCACCTCAGTAACATCATTAAACTTCGTGTTGCCGGCATGGAAGACGCCACTCTGTAAATCAAAGAAATATGCGCAGATAAATATCTGCATGAAAAACATTGTATTGGTTACTGGGGGTTTTGATCCTCTACATTCGGGACACATCGCTTATTTTAAAGCAGCTAAAACTCTCGGCGATATATTAATCGTAGGCCTCAATTCTGACGAATGGCTACAACGCAAGAAAGGAAGAGCGTTCATGCCATGGAACGAAAGACTATGTATCGTTAATAATCTTTCAATGATCGACGAAGTCTATACATTTAATGACGAAGATGGATCTGCTAAACATTTTATTCAACAGGTTAGAGCACACTATCCCGATTCTAAATTGATATTTGCCAACGGCGGGGATCGAACCAAAGATAATATACCAGAAATGGATGTGGTAGACTCCAATATTGAATTTGTGTTCGGCGTCGGCGGCGAAGATAAAAAGAATTCTAGTTCGTGGATTTTAACTGAATGGAAAGCCCCTAAAACTGAACGTTCTTGGGGTTATTATCGTGTACTACACGAAAATGGAAAGGAAGTTAAGGTTAAGGAATTAACAGTAGATCCGGGTCGATGTCTTAGCATGCAGAAACATAAGGATAGAGCAGAACATTGGTTTATCGCCGAAGGTACAGCTGAAATTTATACCGTTAATAAAAGTTCTGATCATGAGTATTTTGGAACATATCACAAACATCAAAACCTTTTTATAAACAAAAACGAGTGGCATCAATTGTGTAATCCTGGAAATGTTCCGCTTAAACTTATAGAAATACAATATGGCGAACGATGCGAAGAAGAGGATATCGAAAGAAAATGAAAGATATCATTCCTGTCTTTATAGGTTATGATCCAAGAGAGGCGATTGCATATCATGTTTGTGCAAATAGCATTATTAGAAATTCTAGTCGACCAGTTTCGATCATTCCTGTAGCATTAAATTTATTTAAAGATTATAGTGAAACACACACGGACGGCAGTAATCATTTTATCTATACTAGATTCTTGGTTCCTTGGTTAATGAATTGGACTGGTCACGCTATATTCATAGATGGCGATATGATTGTTCGCGGAGACATTGCAGAACTTTGGGATATGAGACAGTTAGGTATGGATATCCAAGTAGTCAAGCATGATTACAAAACAAAAATGAAAGAAAAATATTTAGGAAGTAAAAATGAAGATTATCCTCGAAAAAATTGGTCTAGTGTTATTCTGTGGAATTGTAATAGCTTTCCTAACAGGAAACTTACTCCCGAGTTCGTCCAGCGAGCCACTGGTGCCGAGCTCCACCGCTTCACGTGGTTAGATGATGAGCGTATAGGTGAATTACCTAAAGAATGGAATTGGTTACCTGATGAATACGGGCCGAATCCGGATGCCAAGTTATTACATTATACATTAGGAACTCCCTGCTTTCATGAATTTGCCAATACTCCTATGGGCGATGAGTGGCATAAAGAACGCATCTTAACAGAGTATTGTCAACAAAGAAATATATGAGTTGGATTTTTTTAAACAATACTAAAAAATCTCAATATGTTGAATTGTTTGCTAAAGGTTGTAATTCGTTTGCAACTTCTTATGACGACTTTATATACGAAGAAAATAAGAATCCTCTAGTTATTAGAGGAATTTTAAAAGATAAATTAATAAAACGTTGTTGGGAAGATAATAGAACGTTTTATTATTTTGATACAGGATATATCGGCAACGATATCTATGATAAAAATCCAAACGGTTATAAATTTTGGCACAGAATAGTAAAAAACGATTTACAACACAGAGAAATCATTTCAAGACCGGACGATCGTTGGATTAAATTAGGTAAAAAAATTAAACCCTGGAAATCCCCAGGCCGCAAAATAATCATCGCAGCACCTGACGAAAAACCTTGTAAGTTTTATAATATAAACTTAGAACAATGGCTAGAAGATGTTACCAGTACATTAAAAAAATACACTGACAGGCCTATTGTTGTTAGACAACGTCCTGCAGATAGGATAGACAGAAAGCAAAACGTTCCATTAGTACAAGAATTAGAAAATGATGTATTTGCTTTGATAACATTCAATAGTGTTGCAGCAACAGAAGCAATTTTAAATGGAATTCCAGCATTTACTTTAGCACCAGCAAATGCTGCTAGTCCTGTGTGTCTACAAGATTTAACCAAGATAGAAACTCCCTATTACCCAGATAAGGATAAATTATATTCATGGGTCTGTCATATAGCGTACGGTCAATTTCATACAGATGAATTAAGAAACGGTACAGCAAAAAGAATTTTGGAAGAATTATGAAATTACATTTTATTACAAGTATATCAAAAACTTATTGGAATGATACTGCAAGATTTTGTATTCCTACTTGGAAATTGCCCGGTAAGGTAACAATCTATGTCGATCAAAGTGGCGGCGACCTAGATTGGATTGTTGAAATTCCATTTCATAAGGAATTACTAAATGTTCCAGAATTAAACAATAAAGAATTAGAAAGAGCAAAGGTAAGAAAATTTTGGGGTAAATCTTGGGCACAAATAGATGCTATAAGAAATAGATCTGTTGACGAGCGTGTAATATGGATTGATTCTGACGTGGAACAGATTGCGGATACAGACGAAAATGATTTTAACTTTAATTTCAGAGAACCATTTGCTATTATGAATTCTGGTGATAACGAAGATTGTTGGGAAACCGGTTTAGTTATTTTCAATCAACAATATGGTAAATTAAATGTTGTTACTCGTCTATATGAAAAGGTATGGCGCGATGAAGAGCAATTATTTGGTTTGTTTAGACCATATGATTCATATGTGTTAGGTCATGTTGCAGAAGAACGCACCTTTTTAAATTTATGTGATCAACCTTGCAAGAATATCGATGCCCTATCTAATTCTAGATTTGGTAAATTTTTTAAACATTGGATTAATAAAGATAATAAAAAACTTTTGCAAGATCTAAAAACAGTACAATCAAGTGAAAACAGTAGCGATATATCATAAATCAGTTCCTAATGGAAAAAATTTAGAAAAGATACAACTTTTACAAAATTTTTCTCAGGGAGTTCGTACTGTAGGTGATACTGTACTTGATATAGATCACTATGGTGTAGTTGCAGCCGATGTTGGCGTAATACAAGGGTGGGTGTCTGGAAAACCAGATGCACAACATACAATATTAAGAAACAATGTTATTACTCAACAAAAATTTTTGAATAGATACGTAGTTTGTGCCGATAGTAATTTATTTTTATATGCCGATACAAGCAATCCTTTACATTATCTAAGATACAGTTTCAATGATGTTTTTCCTAACCGAGGAATATACTGTGATACAGAAATTGATCCCATGAGGTGGATTAAAATTTCACAAAATCTTAATATACATCTTAAACCATATAGAACTTTCGGTGATCATATTTTAATATTATTACAGCGCAATGGTGGGTGGAGCATGTCTGGATATGATGTCCAGGATTGGGCAATATCAGTTATTGATACTATACGATCTTTTACAGACAGACCAATTGTAATCAGAGCACATCCCGGAGATAAAGCATCTAGGACTTATCTTAATCCGGATAGTCCTCACCGCAAAATTAAATTTTCAAAACGTGTAAGATTAAGTAACAATGTTAAATTAACTGATGATTTAATAAATTGCTGGGCTGCAATCAATTATAACTCAAGTCCATCTGTGGGCGCAGTGATCGAAGGTGTTCCAATTTTTGTAACAGATCCTCTTAGAAGTCAAAGTGCAGAAGTTGCTAATAAAGATTTATCACAAATTGAAAATCCACTGCTGCCAGATAGACAAAAGTGGGTCGAAAGATTAAGTATGTTTCATTGGAATTTTGATGAATTAAAGTCGGGCGAATGCTGGCAGCACATGAGGAAATTTATTAAGATCTAAGAGATGCAGCATCTTTTTTAACAACAGCAATCTTAGCCTTTTCGGTGTGTTTAAGATTACAATAAATCGATGGCAGCACTACTGTCGGTGGATTATCTAAACAATATCGATTCCAGTGGCTTTCATCGTGCCATTCAGCAATCACTCCATTTTGATGATCTATATCGATTCTGTTAGCTAATTCTTTAGCATCTTCTAAGAACCTTTTTCCACCTTGAAACCCACCGCAATAATAAGGAGCGATTATACCCTTTGGTATTTCTTTTTCAGAGATATAAGCAAGACTTTTTGGATTCCTATCGTAATTACCTGCACGTTTTTTAAATTTTCCGTGAATAGTAGCTACTCTGTCTCCTAAAATTTCGTCTCCTACTTCTCCTAAGACTAGCATGTCGACATCTATGTAATAATAATAATCTTTTTTAGGATAATTGTTTAATTTTTGAATTAAATGATATCTACCTAATGTCATCCATGGCCATTCTCGATGTTCTGTATGTATCACTGTTACGTTACCCGTAAAAGGTTGATTGGTAAAAAGAAATACTTCAACATCATGATTTTTTAAAAAATTCTTTTCTACTGTTTCTAATAATGCAGGAGCAAAATCTATGTATTTGTTTGTTGCTATTACTATCAATCCTACTTGCATATTGCGGCCACCGATTGTGAATGTATCCAATGTAAAGATTCAACTTTTCTCGAAGTATATTTTTCTATGGTATTTTTTAAAGTAAATGGAGTATAATAACAATTATGGTCAGGATGGACTACCTCTAAAAAAGTTCCATTAACATATTCTGTTCTAACCTGTAGCAGAAATGCATCAGGTGTTGTAAAAATTAATGTTCCTTTTTTTGAATCTACTAATTTTAAAAATTCTTGAACATTTCCGACATGTTCTAACACCTCTGGAATTAAAATTATGTCGTAGTTATTTGGAATCTTATTCCAATCGTAATAGATTTCTCCGTTGGAAACTCTTAACTTCTCTGCATGTTCCATGTTTGCATCAATGCCATCGATTATTTCGGCATGCTTAGATAGTTCTATATGTAAACTAGCATTTACATCAGTGATAGGCCAATCAACAAATCCCACATGTAATACTTTTTTGTTTTTAATTAACGGAACTAAAAATTCTAACCTATTTGAATTTTTAAGAGAGTCGTTAACTACTGTTTCTTGGACATAATATTTTTTAAAACCTTTTCCGTTTACTTGCATTTTAATAGCTCTTTAATATTATATATTTTTTTCATAAATCTAGAAGGATTAGACAGTACGCTTACTTCTAGGTCTCCTTCTCTTCTAGAACCAACAGAAACATCAAACTCGCAATCGTTGATTTCCTTAAACATACTAACCATTTCTTTTACTGTAGTACCAACGCCGTGTCCTAGATTTTCTATTTGGTTAGTTGACTCTGAAATTCCTTGAATAACAGCGTGACAGATTTCATTTACATGACAATAATCTCTGATGCAGGTTCCGTCTTTGGTATTATAATCGTTGCCGAAAATTGTGAAACTTCCTGTATTTGTTGCATTAATTAAAGCATAGAACAGCCCATCTGGATTAGTTGGATTAATTCCATCGCTACCGACTACATTATAAAATCTAAAAATCGTAAAAGGAATTTTGTTTTTCTTGCAGAATTGAAATACAATGTCTTCCATTGCTTTCTTAGAAATTCCATAAGGACTGTTAAGTTGTTCGGCGGCCCCAGTTGAGGCGATAACTAATCTTTTAGTTTTTATGTTTTTAAGAACATTCAATGTCCCTAAGATATTGGTTGTATAAAATTTTACGGGATCTTTAACACTTTCACCTACTGATACTTCGGCAGCTAAATGTACAATACAGTCGTATTCGCCGTTGATTTGCTGTAAATCTAAAATGTTTTGTTTGTAAAATTTTTTAACAGGTACGATAGAATCGTTTTTATCTAATCCGTGGATTTCTAATTTATTATCTTTTTTTAGAATCTGTGTGAGATGCGAACCTATATATCCGCTGTTGCCTGTGATTAAAATCTTATCCATTAAATGTACTCCAGAAATCGTTCTTCCCTCTAACTAAAGACTTTTTTCCATCTTCTCCAATAAGTGCTCTTCCCATAATATGACTATGCACTTGTATTTTTACTATTGCCGACATCATAGCGTTATCGGATGGTAACCAAGTTGTTTTATACATAGATATCAGTTTTTCTGCAGCTACAGGCTTGATAACATACCCCGGAGTACCGGGCATCGAAGACTGCCAGTATCCTTCTGCCCTTGGGTCTCCTGTTGGGTTAGTTAGATAATGATAATACTTAGCTGATTTAGTTGGATTTCCAAAAACTGTAATTAATACCTCCTCAAACTCTACAGGAAAATATTCTCTAATAAAAAAAACATCGTCTTCAAATACCATAATTGGCTCGTTTAATTTAACACATTTCTCCCATAACCTATAGTGACTGTCAAAGCATCCCATTTCTCCCGGTTTCTGTTGACTGTCTCGATATTCATCTGAAAAAGGAGTCAACGGCCCATTTTTAAAATTCCATGGGTGATATCTCCGACCTTCTCTAGTATACTTTTCTTTTGTCTGCGGACCGTACGAGCCTTCGAACAGTTCGGCATCGATGCCGAAACTTTGTAATTTTTCTTTAACATCAGTTGCTGTCTTTAGAGATGCTGGAATTTTACTTAAATGTATGATGAATGCTTTCATTGCCAATAACTTTCCGATCGTTTTACCCTAAGATCTTTGCTGTGACTTTTTCCATAATTTTTTCTTTCGCCCTTGAGATGATCGAGATATGCTCCCCACTCACAATTAATCAAAGGGTGTCCTTCGCCGGTAATAACTCCTTTGCTCCAATTGTGTTGTGTTAGATAAGGGAATTTATTTCTAACTGAATCAAAAACAAAACTATCATGCCATTCGTCTAATTGAAATATTCCGGATTCTGCTTTATCGTACATTCGTTGAAATTCCATTAAAAACATTTTTGTTTGTTCTGATCGAAGATTCATAGAGTAAAGACCGCATTCTGAAAATTTGTTATCTCTACCAAGATAACAAATATCTATATTGGCAGGAATTAACCTTTCTAGATCTCTTAGAGAAATAGAACTATGACACACCATATCGGCATCCATCCATATTAATATATCTGCGTCGGTATTTTTCGCACAGTGAAAAATCGCATAAACTTTGTGTGCAAATCTCACGGCATCCCATTTAAAAGGTTTGTGACTGTCTTTTCTTGCAGCCAATCTCGGAAATGTTGATATATCTCCATTAGCATGTGGAATGTTTTTCCACGTGTTTTTGAATGCAAGTAGGTCTAGAACACTCGATTCGAGATCTATTAATTCGATATTTGATTCTGGGGGTATGCGAGGATTAACTTTTTCAGGATAAAGATAGAGCTTAACTTCGTTAGGCCAATTCTTAACGAAAGTTTCGATCATTCTTTGAGCATATTGATAGTATCCGCTTTCGTTAAATGTAGTAACAACGGCATATTTCATGATTATTTCTTCTTCCAAAAATGTAAATCTTTTGTAGAATCAACTAAATCGTATTCGTTCTCGGTCAGTCTTCTTACAATTTTTTTGCTTGGCAATTCTTGATATTTTAGTAGTATACCAGCTCTACCCCGATCAGCTACTCCAATAAAATTACCAATTTCTAACAAATATTTTTCATCGATCGCTAAAAAATTAATTCTAGGCAACGTCTTGGTTTCCGAGAACGATAATTTGGGAATAATATTTCTTTTTTTAATTTTAGGGCTCTGAATTTCATATAAAAAAACAGTGTTAAAATAATCTACAATCTCTTCTAGGTAAGGAAATTCCTCACCGACTACTATTGCAGACTCTTTTTCTGATATAATATGAGATATTCTCGTTAATAATTTGCTCATCGACTTTTATATTAAATACTCTGTTATTTATTGGTAAAAATGAAGATAAAATTATATCGAGAAAACGGTGCATTAGGTAGCGACCCCATATTTAATGCCCTCGAAGACGGATTTCGACGACTAGGGCATTCTATCGTGAGAAATAATGAAGACATTCCTGTTATCTGGAGTGTTCTTTGGTTTGGTCGCATGCAAAATAATCAATATGTCTATGAACAGGCCAAGAAAAATCAAAAACCGATCATGATAATTGAAGTAGGTGCATTAAAAAGAGGAAAAACTTGGAAATTATCTCTTGATAATATCAATGGGTTAGGGAAATTTAATAATGAATCAGAATTTCAACAGGATAGATCGAAAAAATTAGGTGTGCATCTAACAGAATCAAAAATAAAACGAAAAAATTCAATACTATTGCTAGGGCAACATGATCGAAGTCTGCAATGGCAGGGTCAACCGCCAATAAAAGATTGGTGCAAATCAAAAATTGAGGAAATTAGAAAATTTACTGACCGACCAATCATAATTCGACCTCACCCCAGATGTCACATTGGTGAATTTCAGGCAAAAAACGTGTCTTTCGAGAGGGCAAGTCCATTACCAAACACATATTCTGAATTTGACCTGAATTTTGATCATCACTGTGCGGTTAATTACAACAGCGGTACCACTGTGCAAGCAGCCATCGGGGGGATTCCTGTGATATGTGACCCCAGTGCGCTGGCATATCCTGTTTCGTCCCCTATCGATACTATAGAAAATCCCGAACTTCGAGATAGGTCAAAATGGTTTGAGAAAATATTGCACACAGAGTGGTTAGTCGACGAACTTCAAGATGGTTATCCTATAAAAAGATTGATTTCATTGATCTAATATGTTACAATTGTCCTATGAAATTCGTAGAGGATGTCTTTTTAGTCTTTGCTGATGCTGTTGACTTTGGGCAGATACATGTACAAGGTCAAGATCTCTCCGCAATTAGAAGTTTTCAAAACTCGATATTCAATCAGAAGCACTTAACTGAACAGCAGTCAAAATATATTCTAAAATTACTACAAAAATATAAGACGATATCTTCTATTGCTGGTATTGATCTCCAGAGTGTTCTAGACGAACCAGCATGGAAAAATCCTTTCAGGGTGTTAGATACCTCTAAAAAAATATACATAGAGGAGAATAGTCTAGGAAATATTGAAATTTTTGTTAAATTTCCATATTTTCTCAAAGAAGTATTTGAAACCGAATTCCCTAATTCTAAGTCTATTTGGGATCCGGTAAATTTGGTAAGAAAGATTGATCTAAAAAATATCAATATAATTGCTCTACACGAATTTGCTTCAAGGCATCATATAGACATCAGTGAGGATTTTCAAAAATTGCATGATGACATTGAAGAAATATGGAATCAAGAAGAGAACTTTACTCCGCATTCTAAAATATTAAACGGAACAGTAGTTTTAAAAAATTGTACTGATTCGGCCGAAGTCTACTTCAATCAACATAAGACCCAAAATATAGAACAAGATTTATTTTTGGCGAAGTCCATGGGATTTTGCCTAAAAACGGAAGAAAAAAATATTGGAATAGTAGAAAAAATCGCGTCATCGACTGATAATTACTTTCGTACTGAAAATATTTTAAACATATTCGAATTATATAAAAAATTAAATCGACCGAGAATAGTTTTAATCATTGACAGGACATCTGATATCAGTGAATTTGTTGAAAATTTTGTTGATAACGCCGATATTGCAGAAATTGACAGATCAGATATAAAGGTCTGCTTCAGAATGTCGGCAGAAGAAGATAAATCTAAAAAATTCAATAGTTGGATCAAAGAAAATAATTTAACTGGGCCTGTATTAGACGGAAAAATTTTCATATTTTCTCATAAACCAGCTAAATGGTTGTTTACTGACTCTTATGATACTAAAATAATTGTAACTAATTCTTTGTTCACTAGTACGAATTCGATATCGTCGAGTTGGATGAATTCGCATCATTGTGTTATTTTTGTAGGAGAAATAACTCCTACGGTTAAACACAGAATGGCAAAAGGAAAAAATGTCGTTGAACTGTAAATTAATAATTAAAGACGAAGTTAATATAAAACT